CTACATCCCCAAAGCTTCATTTATGGTTTCCACAACGTTCTCTTTTGAGTCAACAATATGACTGTAAACATCCAGGACCATCTTCTCGGTATCACCAAGGAGCTGGGCAATCTTTTTAGTGCTGATCTGAGGCACCTTATAGCACAGCTCTGTGCAGTAGTTATGCCTGAAGATGTGGCAGGTAAGATCCTTTATCGGCTTTTCTCCCTTGAATTTCTTGGCCTGAGGGTTATATCCGGCAGCTATATTCATTGATGTAATGATTGACGCCCACATTCTTCTGAAGGATGTTTCTGTCATCATCTCAGAATCCCTACCATGGAACAGATAACCGTCGCAGGATTCCACATAGGGTTTTATTCTTGGTACCATGGCAGCAGGTATTGGTATGGTCCTGACGCCCCTTTCTGATTTCGGATAAGGCTTGAGCACCGGATTATTCCCGTCAAAGACAATAACCTTGTTTATACTCACTTCGTTCCTTTCCCAGTTAAAATCAAATCTTGTCAGAGCCAGGGCTTCTCCTCTCCTAAGGCCGCACGCATACAGCATGGAAACAAAAGCCTGCTTCATGGGTGAGAGCTCTGCCTTCAGGAAAGCTTCTTTCTCAGTCTCGTCAAGAGGCCTTTTAGAAGGTTTCACATACTTAGGAAGTGTGATGTCAGAACAGATATCTTCAAGAGCATTCCGGGGCAGCAGCTTGTCCCTTACAGCACTTCGTATGATCTGCCTGAAGGTGGTTTCTATGTTCTTACAAGTCTTAGGATGATCAGCGTTATTATTGATGACCATCTGCAGGTGTGAATGTCTTATGTCAGATATCCTGACATCATACAGACAGTCAAAGTATTTAATGGTTGTCCGGTACATTCTCTGAGTATTGATCTCAGAGGTAGCCTTGCTGATCTCAAACCACTTTTGGGCATACTGAGGAAAAGTCATGCCGGAATAGTTCAAGGCACCACCATTCTTAAGCTGAGCTTTAAACTCTGCCACCTGCTTTTCAAGATCTGCCGAGGATTTCTTGGAGACTAAAGCCTTCCTATGCTTTTCTCCTGCCTTGGTATAGGTACCATCCCAGACAAGAGTACTCCATCCCTGGATACGTTCATTGTATTTATACTTTGCTTTGGCCATAAAGAACCTCCTGAAACTAAATTCTCAACTTCAAATGACGATATAAAGTATATAAAATAAGTGTTAAAATGCTTTACAATTGGTTGCTTTTAGGTATATAATCCAAGGACGAGGTGAAAACCTCGCTGACAAGAAAAAGACGCTTCGCGCCTCCTTTCTAGTCTAAAGAGGGGATTCCTACCCTGGTTGAAAAATAAGGAAATTAAAAAAGCGGCGAGCCCTGACCGTAAGCAGGGAGCTAAAAAAGCGGTGACTCCCTACCGTAAGTGGGAAGTTAAAAAAGCAAGTGCGAGGTTGGTGATAGCCGCCTCGCATTTTTCTGAGAGGTACAATGAGCAAGTTTCGACTATATCACATTAATGAACACTATATTAGCTATCTTCATAGCGTAGATGATAAAGTCCAGTACAATAAGGGACAAAGGAGACCTTATCTTGGAATTGTATTATCGATAAATACAGTGGACTATTTTGTTCCATTAGAATCTCCTAAGCCTAATCATGCAAACATAAAAGGCGGTGGCCCTGTAATGAAACTGGACGGCGGCAAGCTGGGTATTATGGGATTCAACAACATGATTCCTGTCCTTCCTAGTTGTCTGATAAGCTTTGATATACAAAAGGAAAGTGATGAAAAGTACAAAAATCTCTTATTGAACCAGTTAGAGTTTTGCAACAAGAACCGCGATATAATATTAAGGAGAGCTGAATCAACATATAGAAAAGCCCTCAGCGGGAAAGTGCCTCTTTACAAGAAGGTATGTTGTAATTTCGAAAAGCTTGAACGCAAATCACTAAAATACGATCCAAATTATATTAAAAAGAAAAAAATTAAAGCAACAATCCCTAATCCAAACAATAAATAGCTCGTCTACCAAATAATAGGAAGAAGGAGTTACGGAAGCGCCTTAAAAGGGCGCTTCTTGTTTTATATGAAAGTCTATACTCTTTAATTTTATCAAGTAACACACTCAAGCCCCATCAGGCCAGATTATCCTTTTCTGTTAAATCTGTATATGAATCCAGCACTTCCCCATGATTTCTGGGAGAGCTATCAAGATCAGCCAGGTAATCCATTAGTTTGGCCTTGCCGGTTTTATTAAAGCTCCTATATGTATTTATAAGCCTGGTCTCTTCAGGATCAAGAGAAAGCTCTGAAGATGGAGAAGTGGCAGCAGGCTTTCTTTCCATCGGCACATCATAGCCCATAAGCCATGCCTCACTAACATTAAAATATTTGGCCAATAGATATATGTTGTCCTGTTTAGGCTCATAACGACCAGAAATATATGAGCTGAGAGCTCCCTTTGTTATGCCGGTAGAACTTATAATATCTACTTGTTTAACGTCCCTTGCTGCCATGAGCTCTTTAAGACGATCAGCAGTACTTACCTTTTCCATAAGTATTTCCTCCTACCTCTCATTATATATAAATGTTTAGATAACGCAACAAAAAGTTTAGAAAAGATAAAAAATATATTGACGAGCTAAACAAAAGTGTGATACCATACAAACAGTTTAGAAAACTAAACACGAAAGGAGAGCACAATATGCAGAGCATACAGTTTGATTACAGTAAGCTTAAGGGAAAAATCAAGGAAGTTTGCGGTACTCAGGATGCACTTGCATCCAAAATAGGACTAGGACGCGTGACATTAAGTCAGCGATTAAATAATCAATCAAACTTCTCACAGGATGAAATCGCTAGAATGACTCAGGCGCTAAATATTTCCAACGAGGATATCCCCATATATTTTTTTACAACAATAGTTTAGAAAACTAAACCAATCCGGGGATGGAGCGGATTTCTCTAAGGGGAACCCCTCAGAGAAATAGTAACAAATAGTAGATACATATTGACATATGTATCTACTAAACAATCTTGAACAACAAAGTCGTTGCGACGTCGCAACAGAAAGGAGCGACACATGAATTATCCATCAAAAGTAATGAGAGCTACAGAGCTTGTAAAAATGGGCTGGCCACAGCAGAGCTTGAGGCAGATCTATAACACTCCTGGGCAAAAGATAGCCTGGAAGATGAATAATGCTGCTAACAGCCCGATACTGTTCGACACTGACGAGCTGGAAAAGTACAGAAAGGCTAAATGCACTAACTAAATAGAGAAAGGAAGCCATGAGAAAGCTAAAGGGGATGTTAATAACAGCAGGAATGTTATTGATCCTGTCGGGAATATCACTACAGGTACCGGAGGAGGCGCAAACCTTATGGGAGGAAATACCGGATGAAGAAATACACACCTATATCCAAGAAAAAGAACAAACAGAGGATATGGCAGTCGATGGGCCAGTCCAGGAAGTCGAGTATGCAGAAGTTAGACAACCTGCAGAGGAACTTCCGCCGGCAGCAGGGAAAGTGATAGAGCTGACCTATGACGAAGCTACAGAGCTTAAGAAGCTGGCCACAGCAGAAGCTGAAGGAGAAGGATGCGAGGGCCAGTGGCTTGTCATGAGTGTGGTATGGAACCGGGTACAGGATCCGGAATATCCTTCAACAATCCATGAGGTCATCAATCAGTACGGAGTCACCAAGGAAGGCAAGAAGATATACCAATTTAGCTGTGTGGCTGATGGGAGGATTGAAACAGCAAAGCCATCCGGAGACAGTGGCACAGCTCTTGCAAGACTTGAGACCGGAGATGTCAGCCCTGGGATCATAGCTTTTGAGGTAACAGGCACAGACATCCTGGAGAAGTGGTTTAAGTTTGCCTTCAACTACAAACATCACAACTTTTTCACCAAGAAGTAGATAAAAGGGAATGAAAGGTGCAGTAAAAGGGAATGGAAAAAACACCACATGAGCAATTCTACGAAGTATATGAACCGCTCCGCAAGAGATATCAGCTATTCTCTCATATCAAAGCAACGCTCCTTAAACCGGACGAAGATGTCATAGAGATATATAAAGGCTTCGGCAATGAAAGGAAGCTGCTCTATAGGGCAAAGGGAGAGCTGGATGATTGCTATAGACAGATGGTTTTAAACCTGACGACTTTTAGAAATGAGCAAAAGAAAAGAGAGCCAGGGAAGCTCTCAAGTTCTTGTAGTACATAACATATTTGACATAGATATTGTACTACATTGAACCCATGAAATCAAGAAAAAGCTAGATTTTATCTAGTTTTTATAGCTTTATAACCATATTAAAGTTAGGGGAGCAGTTGGGGATCAATGGCATACAGTGAAAAGATATTCAGTTCACCAAATTATATTGAGCACGAGATAAATTTCAAAGGTAAATATGGAGCGAAAGGGGAAAAGCGAGAGAAGAAAGAAAAGCCGACTCCCCTTCAGATCGAAAGACAGAATCAATGGAACAGGATAAAGAGGTTAAGGAGAACACTTCAGCTTAACTTCTATCCAGGGGACTACTGGATAACAGTCAAGTATAAGGCTGGGACCCGAAAAGAGATTCAGGCAGTCAAGGCAGACGTCAAAAAGTTCCTGGATGGATTGAGGAAAAAGTATAAGGCAAGAGGACAGCCCCTCATGTTCGTCTATAGAATCGAGATCGGCAAAAGAGGAGGCCTGCATTGTCACATGGTCATAAATAGAATATCGGACGGAGATCTTCTTATACGGGACTCATGGAAAGCAGCCACGGATGATGCAGGAGCTATTGACTATCAGACCATAGACGACAGCGGAGGGTTCGGAGGCTTGGCAGAGTATATATGCAAGAAGCCTGATGTGGAGCACATAGGACAGATTGAATTTACTTTCAGAGACGAGGACCGAAAGAAGATCCTTTCAATATCAACCAGCAGGAACTTAAAGAGGCCGGTACCGGAGAAACACAGATATAGTCATTGGACCTTAAAGAAGATCCTCACAGGACAAAAGGACTTAAAGCCCAGAGAAGGCTTCTACATTGATCAGAACTCCATCCGAAAAGGTGTCAATAAGTTTACGGGCCTATCGTATCTCTACTACACAGAGGTACGGATAAAGAAAAGGAGCAGGGATGGATAACATTGACCTTTACATTCACACATCCATCAAAGGCGTAGGCCAGGCAGATGGGAAATATATATTTGTTCTTGAGTTTCAGACATCAAAAGGACCTGCCACCATGACAGAAGGAGCAAAGGACATAGAGCAGGCTACAAGTTACTATGCAGAGCTTAAAGCCATAAATGAAGCATTGCAGAGACTTAAAAAGCCATGCAGTCTCAAGATCCATGTTCAGAACAGAGTCCTTGCATCTGCCATTCAGAATAAGTGGTACGAAGCTTGGAAGATGACAGGCTATAAGAACAGCAAAGGCGAGGACGTCGCCCACAAAGAAGAATGGGAAAGCTTCAACGAGCTATTGAAGGATAACACCATTGAAACGGTACTATGTGACAGGCACTCATACTCATCCTGGATGGAGAACGAGTGCGGAGCATGAAAGGAGAGATAACATGTTTGACAAATTCGGAGAAATGGAAAGCGCAGCCCAGATCAATGAGCTTGCGACCAATTTAAAGAACGAGGGCGACAGGGACTCAATCAAGGCCCTTGCAAAGGAGAATGGAATTGACGAAGAAGTGGCCAACGCTTTTATTGATGGGATAATCCCATTCCTCTGCGATGATATGTCAGCAGCCATCGGCAAGCTTGAGATTGAATCAAAGGAAGTTAAGGCAGAGGAGCTTATAAGCGATTGGTGTGAATACATAAAGCAAAGATGCATGGAAGAAGAGGCTATGTCAAAAGCAGTCAGAGCCAAAGGAAAGACTTTCAACGGATGCATTGCTCACATCCTTAAATGGTCCTTTGGCCATCAGAGACCTATCGACAAGGAGATCCTGAAGGCAGCAGGCGTCAGCGCCGGAAGGGTAACATTCGGGATTCCCGGAATGGCAACAGTCAAAAGGCTTATAACCGAGTATTACATGGGAGGCTGATATGAGAAAGCTAGAACTTATCAAAGCCATCCCCGACAAGCTCCCTGAAGATAATACGGCCCGGATCATCAAAGCGAGCGAAAAGAAGGTCTTAATGCTCATCCTCCCTGATTGGCAGGTCATAGGAAGAATGGAGGATGGAGTCATTCACTTCACTTGGGACGAAGGATGGCTCACATATTATCCAAAGAGCGATTATTGGACCAGGGACATGCTCTCGACAATATATTTTAATTCATACGTCTCAAAGACAGGCTTCGATGAGGATAGCCTTGAAGCTATCGGAAGCTTCTGTAATAAGTCATACCGCAACCTCGATACGATAGAGGTGTATGAATCAGAGGTCAAGTTCAGAAAGAGCATAAGAGCCGAGAACAATAAGCAGAAGCGCATAGACGACTTCATGAAGAATGTCCCAGCTCTCCCGAAGGACTTTAAGAGATTCTGCATCAGAAAGCTCGAAAAATCCGATGAAAAGAAGGTCAACATCAAATTATGGCAGTCCTACACCTACACTCATAAGGTCAAGGGAATATTGTTCAATGAGGAGCGGTACATTGAAAGGATTTTCTCTGTGACGAACTTCAACGGAAGTATAACACGCATCACAGAACTGTGCAGGGCCTACATAAAGGAACCCGGCGGAACGTGGCTCAGATGGTACTACGGCGAGAAGTTCGGAAGATATGGAAGAGCCCAGCACTTTTGGGACAAAAAGAGAGATTCCTGCGTGAATAACCTTCCTACAAGACATTATGTGTATGACAACCTGGATTCACTAGGGCTCCCCGAAGGCGAGAAGGACACAGTAAGACTCCTTGACGGAAGATGCGATCCTTCATTCATTCTCTACAAGGTTCGGAAGAATCCTCAGATCGAGTATATTGCTAAAAAGGGATGTCTTCGTATGGCAGCAGATCTTGTGGGCCGTTATAGCATAGCGCCTATCAAAGTCTCCAATGCGACCTATGAAAGGCTTAAAAAGTTCAACGGAGGCATGGAGGCAAGAGAGCTCTTAGAAGTCGCTCCCAAGATACTAGACAAAAACCTCAAGGACTTCTGCAAGATCAAGGACCTTGCTAAGGCATCGACCATCATAGGTCTTGCTAAGGAGTACAACATCAATCACATATACACGCTCATGGAGAAGAGCGGAGGAATGACACTTCCGAACATCGGCCTATATCAGGACTATTTGAAGATGGCCTTAAGGCTTGGTATGAATCCTCATGATGAGATTGTCTATCGTAACAAGCGCTGGAAGGAATATCACAATCGCTATGTTGAGGAGATTCACAAGGCAGAGCAGAAGAGTCAAAACAAATCAGACAACATCAAGTATAAGGGCATCAGCAAGGACTACAAACTCAACACGGCTATCTTCGCCTGGGAGGATGACAGCTATCAGATCATCGTCCCGAAGAATGCATCAGACATCAACACAGAAGGCCGGCTCCAGCATCATTGCGTAGGCGCTCAACCTCAGTACAAGGAGAAGATGTGCGCAAGGAGCACATTCATTGTATTCCTGAGAAAGAAAGAGAATCTAAAGGAGCCATATTACACAATCGAATGTGACCTCTCAAAGGTGATTCAGTTCTATGCAGCATATGACCGTCAGCCGGATAAAGAGAAGGTTCAGAAGGTCCTGAATAGATGGATGAAGCAGGTAAAGAAGAACGTTAAGGAGCTGCAAAAGGCAGCAGGATAACGCATGAAAAAAGTATTGGAGTGGATAATGGAAATCCTGATAGCAGGATTCATGTTATGGATAGCATATGTTGCCTACAAGATAGGCATGGTCAGATAAGGAGGGCCGTATGGAAGAATATCATCAGATTACATTGGACGAGTGGAGCTCCTGGGTAGAAGACATCAGGAAGAAGCTCTCCGAGACAGCTCAGAATTTTGTTTACATCGGATATCGCTTAAAGCAGATCCGGGACTCCGGCAACTTCGGAGGAGCATCAGACGTCTTTGAGTTCGCTCAGAAAGAGTATGGAATCTCAAAGAGTGCTGTCTCAAGGTTTATCGCAATCAATGAGAAGTATTCAGAGGGAGGCAACTCATTAGAGCTCAAGGAGCAGTACAAAGGATTCTCAAGCTCAAAGCTTTCCGAGATGTTATCTCTCCCGGATTCAGAGTGTGAGCTTATCACGGAAGAGACAACGGTTAAGCAGATCAGAGAGCTTAAGAGCTTCGACAGGCAGCAGCCGGAGGACGTTGTGAGCATGAACGGAGACGATGAGGACGAGGACAAGCCCTCTCCCTTGGAGCTGTGCATCATCGACTACTTCAAGGACAAGAAAGACATGTTAAACAAAGTCATCGACCTTGAATATCACACTATGCCAAAGTCATCACACAAGGAAGCGGCTGAGGCCATGAATCCTTCAGGAAGTGCCACACACAAGAAAGGCCTTTGCTTTCTGTTCATGTATGGCTACGACAAAGGCATAAGCTACAAGCTCCTCACGGATCCAGCACCAAAGACAATGACATGGGACGAGTTTCTTGAAACAGTCTATTGGATATACGCCAATATTTACGAGGCAGGAAATGATGATGTTTGGTCAGAATATTATAAAGCTGTTGCGACGTCGCAACAGGAAACATCAGACATTCCGAAAACCGAACCCGAAGAAAGCGAGCCGGCAGCAGGCATTGAAGAAGAGAAAAAGTCTGAAGAGCCGATTATTCCCAAAGCGGAAGAGCAATCCGGAAAAGAGGAAATCTCTGAAAGCACCGAAAATACTGAAGAAGAAAAAGAAGAAATCTCTGAAAGTGGCATAAAGCCCAAAGCGGAAGACGAAGAGCTTCCATTCCCGGATGACATAGAAAGAGAGATCACACATGTCTCTCCCGACGATCCTCTTCCTCCTGGAGAAGAAGAGGAAGCTCCGCAGGCAGCAGCTGACAATCATGACACGGTACAGAATCAGGGAGCTTTCAGAAGTGCAAAGGACGCTCTTGTAAGGCTCAATCAGGCCTTTGAAGATGGATATTATCACAGAGCAATGGACATGGCAGATGCATTCACCATGCACTTAGACATCGCATTAAGGAGGACAGTATGAAAGACAATAACGAATTACCAACAAGCACAGGCACATGCAAATTTTGCGGACAGTCAAGGATAATCAAGACTGTTGGAGAAGTCACCCAGCAGGAGGCCGACGAGATCGCTACAGATGAATGCGATTGCGAAGAAGCCAAGAAGCACCATAACAGAGAGTGCAAGATAAAGAAGGCGAACGAGTGGGCGAAGCTTCGCTTCGAGAACACTCCGAATGTTCTTCAGATCTTCTCAATAGCTTTTAGGGATGTCACAAATCATGACGTCGAGTCAGTGACCATCAAGGAGGGCGATTGGACTCATAAGGTATTCCTGAACAGCGACGGTTATCTGACAGTCAAGTCCGGCAAGAAGGTTGATGAAGAGGTTGATTTTGCATGAGTAAAAGGTCGAGAGCGTGTGATATATCGGACAAAGTAAGAAAAGAGGTTCATGCAAGAGACGGAGGCTGCATCTTTTGTAGGCTTGGTTACATGCTGCCACCTGAGGATGAGTTCACAACTATAAGGAATACGCTTCAGATCATGCACTTTATCCCACGCTCTCAAGGTGGCCTTGGCATCCCGGAGAACTTAGCTCTTGGCTGTGTATGGCATCACAACATGCTCGATAATGGAAATCTTGGACTTCACGATGACATGATAACCATATTCGAGGCTTACTTGAGAGCCAGGCATGAAGGATGGGACAAGAACAAGCTGAGGTATAGCAAATGGTAAAGCGCAACAGAAAAACCGAAAGGAACAAGGAGATAGTCGCATATCGCAAAGCCGGGATTCCATATAGGCTCATCGCAGAGCACTTTAAGATATCAATTATCAGAGTCCGGCAGATATGCGAAGTATGGGAGGAGCGAGAATGTTAATGGATAAAGAGACAATCATAAACCTGTACAAAGAGTCTTTTGAAAAGGGAGATCCTGTTAAGCAGATCAAGAGCCTGGCCAAAGCGAACAACGTAAAAGCAACCTTCATCAAGAAGATATTATCGGATGCAGGCCTTGAAGTGCCAGACCATATCCCGACAGGTCCCATGAAGAAAGATGCTCATGAGATAGAAGCAGCGGATCCTGTTCCCGGGGAAATTGGTTACAAGGAGCGCAAGGCAGCAGTCATCAATGAAGACTTTGAAGAGGCGGTTCAGGACATGATCGCAAAAAGTGAAAGCGAGAACAAAGCAGCCGAAGAAAGACAGCTTCCTGTTCCTGATGCTGTCAGAGAATGTCTTATGGAAGGACTTGATAGGATAGACGCCGAGATTCAGGGGCATCAGAAGGCAATCACACAGCTTGAAAACAAATACCGGACCATTGCGTCATACATAGGGAATTAAGACCTTTTGGCAGGAATTTATCACAGAATGAAAGCCATTGTCATAGACTCAGCCCCGGGCCTCCGGGGCAGGAAGGAGGAGATAAGTTGGGGAAGAAGTTTAAAGATATAAGGCATGAGATAAATAATGAGTTCGACAATCTCCTTAATGATCATCACTATGGCCGTTTAGATGCTCATGTCAGCTTCTCAGCGGTCAGACCTCCATACGCATATACTTCCATATGCCCGGATCCACATTGGAGGGAGCCAGCGACTCCCGAAAGACTAATTGCAAAGCAGAGGGAGACGAGATGAAAGAAGGACTTTTTATATTGTTGGGATTTCTGTTCGTTCTGAAGATGGCTATTGATTGGATTCAATTCAGAGACGAGCTGGAGGAGATGCACGATGAATCAGAACAGGAGACGGAAAAATAAAGAGCGGATGACCATTACCGAGCAATTGAGCAAAATCGCAGATGAAGTGTGCGAGGATTATTGCAAATATCACGATGAAGCCTATAAGAAGTTCAAGGATCCTGATGAAGCGATGGGATGGCTCGGAGATGCCTATTGTTTATATTGTCCGATATTCAAAAATATCTAAAGGAGGCACAAGATGCAGCTTAACGGAAAAATGAAATACACAATCGAAGAGTTTAAGGTCCAGGCAAAGGCCAGCACATTAAAAGTGGGCGACAGACTTATAACAGAGGACATTGCCGGGAAGGCAGCCTTTGAGGTTGCGGAGATCAGAAAGAAATATATCTACATGGTCAGAAGATATTGCCTGCCTGATAAGTACGATCAGACGCATGATGACCTCATGGATTTCCTTAACAACGAATACCTCGATACACTTCCTCAGGACCTTAAGAACATTATGGGGAAGCGAGAAGGCAGCAGGATATTTGTCCCGTGGTTTAATGAGGTCTTTGGAGAACGTGAGGATTGCGACTGGGCGGACAAGAGCAAGGGAAAACAGTGGAGCTTATTCAGGAAAGGCTACGGTAGAATAAGGCTCAACGGAGATAAGCATGGATGCTCAAGATGGTACTGGTTGGCTTCGCCGTATGTCGGCTACAGCGCGGACTTCTGCATTGTCGGCACTTCGGGCGCTCCGGACTACGACGGCGCCAGCACCTCTTATGGTGTGCTCCCCTGCTTCAAGATCAATCGTGAAGCGGTAGCGGAATAATCTTTTTTTAATCTGCTCCTCACACTTGAGGAGCAGAAATATATCGACAGAGAAGGAAAGCAGGCAAAATATGAAAGCCTTAAGCATAATCATCCCCTATTACAACGCAAAAAAATACACAGATGAATTATTAGCTGTCCTGGCTCCTCAGATCACTAAAGACACAGAAGTCATTTTGATTGACGATGGAAGCAAGGTTCCTTACAAGACAAGATACAAGTGGTGTAGAGTAATACGTAAGAAAAATGGTGGATGCGCCAGCGCCAGAAACATGGGCCTTGATAATTCTACCGGTGACTATATTTCTTTTATCGATGCAGATGATATGGTACCGGATTACTTCATAGAGCGACTTTTAAAAAAGATAAGTGAATCATCAGCTGATGTGATAGATTTCAGTTGGAAATCGTTAAATGCTGAAGGCACGCAGCATGACCATATTTTAAGATCAGATGATGATTATTTGACTAATCCCTCTGTTTGTACAAGAGCTTTCAGAAGATCATTTATTGGAGATGTCCGTTTTAATGAGCAAAAGGACAGCACTGAGGATGAAGATTTTTCAAGGAAGATAGGTTATCTGGATAAAGAGACCAAGATGATACACGCGGCCATACCTGAATATATGTATTTTTACAGAACAGCTGTCACAGACTCCAAAATAAAGCGTTTTAAAAAGGGGCTCATGAAAACTAAAAGGATCACATACTATTACAGGCATGTTACGGCTGATATGTCCTGGCTCCTTGATGAAATAAAAAAGGAGGATGAACTCAACGAAGTATGGCTCCTTACAGATCAAAATGATATACCGGAGCTCAAAAGATATTGTCAGGTACATACTCCCATGTCCATCTGGACACATTACTTAAGAGGAGAACCATGCAATGACTGTAATATCATCCCGGTACCAATAAAAACGCAGGTAGTTATCTACTGTGAGTATGCCAACAAAATAGGCGGCATCTCCACATTTATTTACAATTTCTGCCAGCACATGAGAGCATATTACGACATCCTGGTCCTTTTTGATTCAATGGATTCCGGTCATATAAAACGACTATTGGACATTGTGCCGGCACGGAAAAATGACGGAAGAGAGATAGTATGCGATACGCTGATACTGAATAGGCTTACGGATCAAATACCTCATAACGTATCATTTCAGAAGAGTGTTCAGATCTGCCATGCCTGTTATCAGAAAAGCCTCCGTATACCAACTGACAGAGATATTCTTATAAATGTGTCACAGGCAGCAAAGAAAAGCTGGGGAGCGGAAGCGTCAAAAGGGATCGTTATAAATAACCTCTCATATAGCGAAAATACGGAAGCTCTTATGATTGTTTCTGCTACAAGGATGGCCAGTGCCAGAGACAAGGGCGATAATGAGTTACGGATAAGAAAACTGGCTAAGATGCTTAATGACGAAGAGATTCCATTTATATGGCTGAATTTCTCGGATAAAGAAATGGTCAATCCTCCGGACAACTTTATAAACATGTCACCAAGATTAAATGTACAAGAGTATATCAGAAAAGCAGACTATCTTGTGCAGCTCTCGGATCAGGAAGCATATTCCTACTCGGTCCTTGAAGCACTTACAAATAACACAGCTGTAATATGTACTCCGGTAGATTCATTTTTCGAGGAAGGCGTAGAAGATGGAAAAACCGGCTACATAATTCCTTTCGATATGGAATTTGATGTTAAAAAGCTCTTGAAAGTGCCCAGATTCCATTTCAGCTATGATAATGGACTTAGAATAGGGATGTGGAGAAAAATCTTAGGAGATACAAAGCCTATTGGAGATTACAAACCTGGAGATACATGCCTCGCTGAGATATTGCAAGGATTCACAGATAAATATACTGGTCAGCATTATGAGAAGGGAGATACCATAAGCTTTAATAAGGACAGAATCGAGGAACTGCTTAGATCCAATCATCAAGGAGAACTGATTAGAGTAGTAGGTTAGTGAGGAGGGGATTATGGGGAGACATAGAAACCTAAGTAGTAAAAATAAATATTACCTGCCAAGAGAGGATAGGTTGGCTGCTATTCACTGGTGCCTGAGATATCCAAGATGGAAAGGAGAAGCTTCATTTGAGGCAGATATCAGAAAAGCTATCACCTATGATAAAGACAAGATACAGACATCAACGGCCACAAGTCCAACAGAGGAAATAGCAATAAAACGAGCTGACAGCTCATTAAAAGCGAAGCTTCTTGAGGATACAATCAAAGAGGTGGATGAATCACTGTACAAGTATCTGCTCCTGGCCGTGGCCTACGGATTCACATATTATCAGCTAAAGGATAAGAATATGCCATGCTGCAGAAATTACTTTTACGAGTGCAGACAACATATCTATTATCTCATTAGTCAAAGAACATAAGAAAAATGATAAGCAAGGTTTTCGCCTTGCTTATTTTATACACAAAAAATGTGTATAAACTATTGACAATACACATAAAATGTGTATAATAAAATTATAAGGAGGTCAGAGATGAAGAATAGAGACCTGGTAAACAAGCTTAAGAAAAAGGGCTTCACATTCCTGAGACATGGCGGAGAACATGATATCTACGTAAGAGGAGATGATGAAGTGCAGGTACCTAGACACCGAGAGATAAACGAAAAGCTTGCAAGAGCAATCATAAGGAAATGGGACTTATAAAGTCCCTTTCCTTTGAAGGATAAAAAAGGAGGACCACAATAATGGCAATTAAGGAAGAGGCAAAAAGGGCAGCAGTTGTTTACCCTGTTTTATTCACCCAGACACACGACGAAAGAGACACAGTTCTCATTGAGATTCCCGATCTTAATGGATTAACAGAAGGATTCGGAATGGCCGATGCCATAATGATGGCCAGAGACTATATTGGATCAGCCTGTTATGAGAAAGAGGAATCGGAACTACCTAAGGCCAGCGATCTAAATGAAGTGTTAAGCAGAGAGAATACATTTGACGGAGACGGGGATACGATAGCTTCACTGGTAGATATAGACCTTGAAGCCTATAAACGGAAGATGAATAGTAAGTCTGTAAGGAAAAACGTAACACTACCGTGCTGGCTTAATGAGTTGGCTGAAAAGGAACATATCAACGTATCTCGCATATTACAGGATGCACTGATGGACAAGCTGGGAGTAGCCAGGTAATACGCTCGCAGTATTGGAAGCGACCGGCAGCAGGACAAAGGAGGTGTGATTATGGCATTCGTTAAGATCATCGGATATATGTTACTGTTGGTGATATTTGGAGTGTTCTCTATAATGATTGGACAGTATGCTTTTGGAGTGTTCATTCTTGCAATTGCAGCGATACTCTTACTGATTGGAATAATTGCTTGGTTCCAGTGGTTCTTAAAATTGGGAAGAAAAAAATAAGGGAATCACAGTACATGTTTCTGTGTTAATATGATACAAAGAAAAATAAGGAGATGAGGGACAGGTGAGAGAAACATCTGTCTCTTTTTTATGCCATGCTTAAAGCCTGTCCCTATTGCGGCCGTATACATGATCGAGGCTTTGATTGTGGGAAGAAACCTAAACCGCGCAAAAGAGAAACGAAAGCTGGCAGCATCCGTAGCACTTCAATGTGGCAGCGGAAGAGGGAGAGCATAAAAGCAAGAGACAATTATCTTTGTCAGCTATGCCTGATCGATTATGAAGGGACCAGAAACCACTACCAGACAGAGGGCTTGAGTGTTCATCACATTGTAAAGATTGAAGATGATGAAACAAAAGCATTTGATGATGATAATCTTATTACTTTATGTGAAATTCATCATGAGATGGCAGAGGGTGGCAGGGTGCCCATAGGCATACTCAAGGATATTATTAAAAAGAAAAACAAACGATGAGAAAGTCGCCTGTCGTGCTGAAAGTCCCCCGGTTATCAAAGCGCCTGTTATTTTTAACGATTTCCACACCGACAGCCGCCATATATACACAAAAAATTCCCAAAATGAGATTTTTTCGGGCGCGTATATATAAAATAAAATAGTTTTTATATAAAAAGAGGTACAAAATGGCCAGACCGTCAAAACCTGCAAAGTTAATAGCGATTGAGGGCAAGGCTCACCGTACCAAGAAAGAGCTTGCTCATCGGAGCGCAAAGGAAGCGGAGACAATATCAGGCTTTCCAATGAAAGAAGATCCTGCTGTCAAGAAGGACACTGTTGCCCATAAGATCTTCCAGAGCACCAGGAAGATGATGAAGGCTATCGGCAAGGATGATCTGTTATACAGCGCTGTAGTAAACAGGTATGCTGTGATCTCGTCGGAGGTTCACCGGCTGGAAAATTCCAGGATGATGTCGGAGGAGCTGCTTGAAGAGCTTCGGCAGAGCAGAGATGATTATTCGAACTTTAAAGAATATGCTGAGGCAGCAGAAACTATTCAGGCAACGATACTGGAGATTGATAAGCAGCTGAAGGCAAAGAGGCAGCAGCTCTTTTCCATAGAGAAAGAAAGCTGCATGACTATAGCTTCAGCACTGCGGAGCATACCTAAAACTCCTGAGACCAAGACCAGCGCACTGAGGGAGGCTTTGGGTGGCTAATATCAAAGATAACAAGGCATACCAATATGCTGAATGGGCCTTATCTGAGACGGAGGGCAAGGTTCCAAAATACGTAAAAAAGCAATGTGAGAAATGGCTTAACATTGCAGACGGCCTCAATGAGAGAGCAGTGGTAGGCATGGAGAGTGTGGCCAAGATTGAAAGGCTGCTAAAGATCATTATCCACCCAGATCTGCACTGTCCGATATACGAAGGGCTTGAGCCGTATGCTTGGTTCCTCATCATAGCCACGCTTTGTACAAAATGCAAAGGAAGCGAAGAAAGATTTTATGTGACTGCACTTCTGGAGATAGCCAGAAAGAACTTTAAGACGTTCAACAGTGCAGTCATTTTCATATTACTGATGCTCACAGAACCGGATTTCTCAAGATTCTTTTCTGTGGCACCGGATCTTGCTCTTTCATCAGAGCTTAAACTGGCAATAAGAAAGATCATCAAGAGCAGCCCAGCTCTTTGTGACGAGCTGGAACCGGCTTTCAAGGTCCTTCGTAGTAATATTATCTGCAACCTTAATGAAAACGAGTATACACCACTTGCATACTCTGAAGACAGGATGGATGGAAAGCTTGCAAATGCTTTTCTGGCAGATGAGGCAGGAGCTCTTGACGCATATCCCATCGAGGCCATGAGATCATCCCAGATTACGCTCCATAATAAGCTGGGGATTATAATAAGCACTCAGTATCCAAAGGATCTGAATGCAATGCAGGATGAAATTGACTACGCAAAGAAGGTCCTTGATGAGTTATTGCCTGATGAGCGGTACTTTTCACTCCTGTATGAGCCGGATGAAGAGATCAGCCAGGGTGACGCCTGGATGAAAGAGGACAGGATACTTTATCAGGCTAATCCTGTAGCAGTTACACATGAGTATATCTTTGAAGAACTCAAAAAACAGCGAACCAAAGCCATTCTCTACGAGAACAAGAGAGAAAACTTCCTGTGTAAGCACTGCAATATTTTATACAAAGGGCTTGGAGTAGAGGGATATATAGACATCCAGAAAGTAAAGCTCTGCAAAAGAAAAAAGAGCGACAGTTGGTGGAAAGGCAGGAGGGTATGGATTGGCCTTGATCTGTCATTATCAGAGGATAATACTTCTGTTGCAATGGTCACGGAAGAAAATGGGACCATATATGCCAGGGTAATGGGCTTTTTACCAGAAGGCCGGATAGACATAAAGACGGACAAAGAAAATGTGGACTATAAGAAGCTATCTGAAGATGGGTGCTGTACTCCATGCGGAGAAGAGGTAATTGATTACGCAGAGGTGGAAAGGTACATAACAGGCCTTGAAAAACAATTTGGTGTTACGGTGGTGCAGGTCGGATATGACAGATGGAATGCTATCTCGACAGTCCAGAAGCTGGAAGGTGTTGGATATGAATGTGTAGAAATTAAGCAGCACAGCTCTACTCTTCACGCACCAACAAAACTCCTCAAAGAAGCAGCTTTAAGTCAGAAGTTTCAATATGATGAAAACCGTCTCCTGGAGATCAATTTCCAGAATGCGAGATGTACAGAAGATACAAATCTAAATAAATACGTTAACAAAAAGAAATCTACAGGCAAGGTGGATATGGTTGTGGCTCTGATAAATGCAATCTATCTGCTTCAGCAGGAGCTGTTATATGGCAGCTTTGTAGTACAGGTGGGATGACATGGGATTACTATTCAACAGGAAAAAAGAAGATAACACAGAAATAATGGAGAGAGCAGAGAACACAGAGGTTGTTGAAACCAGTGTAGAAAACACTAAAAGCCCAGACCAGAACAGTGTTGAATTGGCAGAAACTCTCCTAAGAGCTTTTTTAAGCACAGAGTTTATGACGCTTGATAAGGCTATGAACGTGCCAGCTTTTGCAGGATGTGTCAACCTCATATGCGATACTATATCATCACTTCCGGTCTACCTTTACAAAAAAAGCGGCGACTCTATAGAAAAGGTTACAGATGATGAGAGAGTAGCCCTTATCAATGTTGATACAAAGGATACTCTGACCGGAGCTGACTTTAAAAAGGCAATCATATATGACTATCTCACAGATAAAGGCGGATATGCATTTATCGGAAAGTCCGGTACTAAATTTACCTCGCTGAATTATGTAAAGCCCGAGGAGGTAAGCTTCAGATATTCTGAAGATCCGATTTTCAAAGACTATGAGATTATTTGTGGTGGCAAAGTGTATAAGCCTCACAATTTTATCAAAATTGTAAGGCGCACCAAGAACGGCTTTTATGGAAAAACGATTATTCAGGAAAACAGAGAGATCCTTATGACTGCATATAAGAGCCTTAAATTCGAAGGGAAGCAGGTGAATAAGGGTGGAAATAAGAGAGGTTTCCTTGAGTCAGAAAGAGTGCTGTCGCAGGAAGCAATCGATGATCTCAAGAAAAGTTTCAATCTGCTATACCAGGATGAAAATGAAAATGTAATCATCCTGAATAATGGTATCAAGTTCAAGGAAACAAGCGAGACATCACTGGAACTTCAGCTCAATGAGAACAAGAAAACAAACGCTGTTGACATCTGTAAACTCTTTAATGTCCCTCCGAACATGGTTTCCGGGACTGCAACAGACCAGGATAAGCTTAGATTTATACAGTTCTGTATTATCCCTATACTGGAGGCTTTCTGTAAGTCTCTCAATAGGGATTTTTTATTGGAGAAAGAAAAGAAAGAGTATTTCTGGGCTTTTGATACAAAAGAGCTGACTCAGGGTGATATCAAGACAAGGTATGACGCATACGCGACTGCATACAAGACAGGATTCCTTCAGATAGACGATATCAGAAAGAGTGAAAACCTGCCTGCTCTTGATATTCCATTTATTAAACTTGGTCTTCAGGATGTTCTCTACAATCCTGAAACCGGAGCGATATTCACCCCTAACATGGGGAAAGGATATAACATCAAGGAGGCAATGGAAGAGAGCAACGGAGGCGATTTACCGGTCGGAACCGATGGGAATAACCCATCAGATCCTGCGATAAATCAGGCTCTGGAAGTGACGGACAAAGCCAACGGAAAGGAGAATGACGATGAAGGTACAGATAAGAGCTGATGGCTCGGTTGAAATTGACGGCTATGTCAATGCAGTTGGGAGAGATTCAAGGCGTATCAGGGACGAATACGGAAACGAATTTGTTGAGCAGATACAGCCCGGAGCCTTTGCTGTAGCACTGAACAAGCGCGGTGAGGACAAGCCGGTAAAGTGTCTCCTTAATCATAATGAGGCACGCCTGCTGGGAGACACCAACACCAATTTAAAGCTTGAAGAGGACAACATAGGGCTTCATGCCAACGTTATCATCACAGACGCTGAAGTTATTGAGCTCGCACGAGCTAAAAGACTTTCAGGATGGAGCTTTGGTTTCTACTATCTGGATTCCAAGACAGATTATGACTACTCTAATCATGTTGAAAGATCGGTTGTAACGGAACTGGAGCTTGAGGAAGTTTCAATCATTGATGATACTATGACTCCCGTATATGCAGGAACAAGTATTCATTCAAGAGCCGAGGAGAAGAAAGAAATTCTTCTCAGAGCCTTTGATAATGATGTCATCAGTTACACATCAGATACTCCTGATAAAAAGCCTGAAGAAAGAGCTGAAGATGAAACTAAAGCTCCTGAACAGGTCAAAGAGGAACCCGAAACAGAAGTGGACTACACCAGGTACCACGACACTATTAACAGATTAAGGAGATAAAAAGGATGAAAAGATCAGAAGTTTTCAAGAAATTACAGCTTAGAGCACTTGCAAACGAGAAGAGCCTTGAGGAGCAGAGAGCTGAGCTTCTTGAGTCTATGGAGAGCATGACAAATTCCATCGAGATGGAAAAGAGAGCTTTCACCGATGAGGAGAACCAGCAGTTTGAGGAGACTGAGAAAAAGATTCAGTCAATCGACAATACTCTGGAGATGCTTCAGAGAGCCAAGAGTCTTAAGATGACCAAACAGGAAGATTCCGGCAATGAGGATGACGTAGAGGCTATGGAAGTCAGAGCCTTCGCTAACATTATCAGGGAAAGAGCTGACAGCAACATCACCAAGGGTGACAACGGTGCTGTTATCCCCAGAACCATCATGAAGAGGATCATTGATAAGGTTAAGGACATTTCTCCTCTTTTCAAGGATGCAACAAGATACGACATCAAGGGTACAGTTGCAGTTCCTTATGTCGATGAGAGCAATGACAATCTTACAGTTGCTTACGCAGATGAGTTCAACGAGCTTGAGGCCAAGAGTACAAAACTGTTAACAGTGGATCTTCAGGACTTCCTTGCAGGGGTACTGGCCAAGATCTCAATCTCACTGCTTAATAGCACAGACATTGATCTTGTTGATTTCGTTGTTGCCAAGATTGCTACAAGCGTTGCTCTTTTCATGGACAGAGAAATCCTTGTAGGAACCAACGGAAAAATTACCGGCCTTTCAAATGCCACACAGATCCTTAAGTCAAAATCTGCAACAGCAGTAACCGCTGATGAGCTGATTATGCTTAAGGATAAGCTTAAGAGTGTTTATCAGGCAGGGGCATACTTTGTCATGGCACCTGAAACACTTACAGCTGTTAAGCTTCTTAAGGACGGCAATCAGAGGTATCTGTTTAACGATGACATCACTCAGGGATTCTCAGGCACCATTCTTGGAAAGCCTGTTTACACAACAGATCAGTGTCCTGCTCTTGAAGCTGGAGAACCTGCGATCTTTTATGTAAATGCTGCGGAAGGTCTTTCTACAAAGTGTATCGAGGACTCCGTACAGATCCTCAGAGAGAAGTATGCTACACAGCACGCTCTCGGCATCGTTGCATGGATTGATGCAGATGCCAAGATCGTAAATCAGCAGGCTGTAGCAGTTCTTAAGATGAACTCAAGCGTATCCGCTTAAGGAGGTGCTTATGAAAGTTAAATGCTTGAGAAGCTTTGCAGGCATTAACTTTTGTGGTTCAGCAGGGGAAGTAAAAAACTTCCCCGATGCTGTCGCAAAGGACCTGATAAAAGCCAGGTATGCAGAGGAGTTTAAGCCGGAACCTGTTGCGACGTCGCAACGGAAAGACGAACATACCGGCGAGGGTGAAGAGAAGGTAAAAGAGCCCAAAGCAGAGAAAGAGGTAAAAGATGCTGGTAAGCGAAATAACAGTAGAAAAAGTACTGGTTCATCTAAGGGAAAAGCCAGAAGCGTTAAGCAGTGATGAGAAAAATCACGTTCAGCTGCTTTTGGATGCTGCAATCGCTTATGTAAAGGGGAGGACCGGTATTAATGGCGTTGATGAGCCGGACAGTAACGGCCGAAAGCTGGATGATTACGAGGATATAACAGATGCTGTAATGGTGCTTGTTTCAGATATGTATGATAACAGGCAGTACTCTGTAAACAAGTCAGATGTCAACAGGGTAGCCGAAAGCATCCTGTCCTTACACCAGTTTAATTTTTTACCTGGAGAAAAAGTATGAATGCAGGAGCTTACAATAAACTGATAACAATACAGCGCAGGTCTCATGAGCAGGATGCAGAAGGCTTTCCTCTACAGGAGTGGGAAGACTACTATTCCAATTATGCTTATATCAATAATCTGTCTGGTACAGAGAGGTGGAATGCTGCACAGGTCCAGTCGGATACAACTGTGCGCTTCACTATGAGGTGGCATAAGACTCTGGATGCTGTTAAGGCCAAAGAGTTCAGAATAGTGTATGATGGAGCACCTTACATCATAACTTTTGTAGATAATGTCATGCATAAAAACGAGACTGTGAAGATTGATGCTCTGGAGGTGGAGTCGTAATGTTTGAATTTGACATGACTGAAAGTATTCTGGATAAGTTTCTTGATACATCTTTTGAGAAACTTGCTCCTGAATTGCTGAAAGACGTTGCGCCTCTATTAGAGGATGCTACCAAAAAGACTTTAAGGTCTGTGATCCAGCACGAAGGAGATTCCGAGCTTGTAAATTCAATCAAGAAAACAAACCCTAAACATTGCAAGAATGGTGCATATATCGTGAACATTGTTCCAAAGGGATATAGCCAGCACACATTCAATCGGGGTAAAAGGAAGTACCCGGTTTCAAATGCGCTTAAGGCAATATGGCTGGAGTATGGAGTCTCTGGAAGACAAGCTCCAAGGCCCTGGATAGACAGAGCCACAAGTATGTATCAGAGCCAGATTGAAGAAAGAATGCAGCAGAAATACAACGAACTGATAGGAGCAGAATAATGAATGCAAATACTCTTATACAGGCACTTGGTCCTATGCTGAATGTTCCTGTAAGCCCGGATCTATATGAGGGAAAAAAAGAAATATACATCACATATTCATACAATGATGAGAGTCCTTCGCTGTATGGAGACGACAGGCCTCTGGAGGACACTGCAATCATCCAGGTGAATCTTTACACACCTAAAGACTATAACTACATGACACTAAAACACGAGATCAGGAATTATCTGGAAACGCTCGGAGAGCTAACATCTACAAGGAGCTGGCTTGAGACGTACACCAGCAAGACCAATCTCGAAGTAACCAAAAGACACACGGCTTTTGTCGTGAACATCACTAATTTCAGGGAGGTATAAATCGATGGCAAAAATTGGATTCAGGTTTCCATACGTTGCAAAGCTTGACAGGAGTACAGGCGTATATTCTGAGGGCTTCAAGTGCTCTCATGGTGTAAGCCTCAACATCACTCCAAACTATGTTGAAGGATCTCTTTATGGAGATGATCAGCAGGTTGAGTACGAGAAGAACTTCAAGGATGCGACAGTGACTTTGGGAGTAACAACACTTCCATCCAAGGCAGAGTCTACTATGTTCGGCCATACTGTAGAAGAAGCGACTGGTAAGATAACATACAAGGGCAATGACGAGGGTAACTATGTCGGTGTTGGCTGGGTTACTCCTGAGAAAGACGATGGAAGAAAAGTTTTCACTGCAAACATCCTTACAACAGCAAAGTTTTCTGCAGGAGCTGAAGAGTACGCAACCAAGGGAGAAAACCTTGAGTTTAAGACTCCTACCATCGAAGGTAAGGCCATCACAAATGCTGACGATGAGTGGAAGATTGTCATTCCATTCGATACAGAGGCAGCAGCCGAGAACTTTGTAAAAGAGTATCTTAATATTTCAGACATCAGCGCATGATGTTGATGCTCAGATCATAAGCTCCGGGAAGCGCATTGCTTCCCGGAGCTTTTTGGAAAGGACCATATGAGAAAGATAGCACTTAAAGAAGTTGAAATAAATGGTGAGAAGCTGCCATACTATTGCGACCTGTTTGTATTGTCAAAAATACAGGAGAAGATGAGCGTAGCACAATTTGAAAGGGACATTCTTGGAGCAAAACCAAGGACAGATGAAGAGGGAAATATTATAAGGGATGAAGATGGAAGAATACAGCTGATATTTGACCATTATGTCATTGAAACAATGATCTTCGGATTAACCCTGATGATAAATGAGGGGATCACAGTAATGAAGGACCAGGAGGAATGCAGCCTGGGTGAAGTTAATGAAGCGTATATCGGTAGATGCTGCACGATGCAGCCAGCAGAACTATCAGATCTCTTGTCTGAAGAGTTTAACAGGTGTTTTGCTGTAAAAAAAAATCAAACAACAGAGAACCAGAAGACGAAAACCCAGTAATTAATTTTGACTGGGTATTTTTAATTGCGAGGACAAGGCTTGGAATCAGTCAGAAGGAAGCTGAATATATGTTGTTTGGAAAATGGCTCGATATCTTCCAAAGCTATAAGGAGCTGTATAATTTTGAGACCAAGCGATTAATATACAAAGATGTTGAAGATGAGATGAAGAGAATACAGATGGAAAATGAGCCGGAAGTTTCCCTTGCTGATCTTTGACGCAGAGGTGGCAGATGGGTAGACAGGGCGTTATATCAACCAAAATTGTTATTCAAGATCCTGATAAATATAATAACCAACTGAGGCAGATAAAGTCTAATCTCTCTGAGTTCAGGAGCGAACTAAAGACCTGCAAATCGGAATATAAGGATACTGCCAACACAGCACAGGCACTTGCCGCTAAAGAGCAGATTCTTTCAAAGCAGTACGAAGAGGCGAAAAAGGCAGTTAGTCTCTACACACAGATCATTGAAGAGGCGAACCCCAAGCTTGAAGAGTATAAGAGAAAGCATGAAGGCTTAAGCCAGCAGTATGATGATGCTAAATCAAAGCTTGATGCAATGAAGGAGTCAGGCTCTGCTACCACTGAAGAGATCAGTGAACAGCAGAAGGTTGTCGATAATCTTGAAAAAGAGCTGAAGAAGGCTAATGATACCTATTCCAAGGCGACTGAGGAAGTGAATAAATATAAGTCATACCTCAATAATGCAAAGGTGGAAGAGGAGGAATATGGCACTGAGCTCCAGAAGACATCACAATATCTGAGAGAAGCACAGAACAGCACAGATCAATGTGCAAAATCAATAGATGAGTTTGGCGATGAGACCGAAGAGGCCAAGAAGGAAATAAATGAGTTCTGGACTCTTGTTGGCGCCGGTGTGGCAACAGAAGTTGTAGTTGAAGCCTTAAAAAAGATGGCAGATGGGCTTAAGAAAGTTGCTACAGCTGCAGTAGAAACAGGTGAGCAGTTTAACGCTTCCATGGCGCAGGTGGCCGCTACCATGGGAATGACATCTGAAGAGATAGCTAACGGAAGCGAAAGATATCAGCTACTTGAATCAGTTGCCAGGAAATGTGGAGAAACTACGATGTTTTCCGCGTCTCAAAGCGCAGAGGCGTTAAATTACCTTGCCCTCGCTGGCTATGATGCTGAAAAAGCAGCAGAGACTCTTCCCAAGGTGCTCACACTGGCAGCAGCCGGAGGAATGGATCTTGCTTATGCTTCAGATCTTGTTACAGACTCCATGGCCGCACTTGGTATGGAGACCTATGAGCTGGACAGATACATTGACCAGATGACAAAGACTGCCCAGTCTTCAAATACAAGCGTATCACAGCTGGGAGAAGCTTCTCTTGTATGCGCTGGTGCTGTATCTCTGGCCGGGCAGGATATCGTTACTATGAATACAGAGCTCGGTATTCTTGCTAATAACGGTATCAAAGGAGCTGAAGGCGGCACTCATTTAAGAAACGTTATTCTATCACTTACAGCGCCAACAGACAAGGCAGCTGCAAAGCTTAAAGAATTAGGAGTTTCAGTCGAGGATATCACAACAGGCGACATGAGACCTCTCAATGATATCATCAAGGACCTGGGAAACTCGATAGCTGATCTGGGCTCTGTTGAGAAAGCAGCTACAATCAGAAAGATATTTAATAAGACCGATATTGCAGCTGTTAATGCGCTCATCAAGGACAGCGGAAAGTCATATGATACTCTGTCAGAAAAAATCAGAAACTCTTCCGGCGCTGCTGATGAGATGGCCAAGGTCCTTAATGACAACCTCAAAGGTGATATCACCATTCTCAACTCAGCGTTAGAAGCTCTTGGCATAGCCAGTGAAAAGGTTTTTGATGCGCAGCTTAGGAAAGGTGTTCAGGAAGCAACAGACGCGGTAGGAAGGCTAACAGATTCAGTAAATAACGGAAAGCTGAATGTATCCTTTACTAAGATGTCTGAAGCGCTGGGCGATTTTATTGATAATGCCGCCAAAGCATCTGAAGATGTACTGCCAGTTATGATAGATCTATTTACATGGATCCTGGATAATAGCGGACAGATCATAGCAGGCATTTCAGGAATTGCAGCCTCACAGCTTATATTTGGAGAGATAATTCCATTTATTACAGCTGCTCAGGCTTCATGGGTGGCTTATCAGGCGGCTACAGAAGGGGCTACAGTCGCACAGTGGCTATTAAATGCAGCTATGACTGCCAACCCAGTAGGACTGCTCATCACAGGCATAGGTGGTCTTGTAGCAGGTCTTGCTGCATACAATCTACTGGTACCTGAGAGCGTTGATTATACCTATGAAGCAGTAGAAAGCACTGAGAAAGCCATTAAGTCCTTCAATGATGCAAAGACATCAAGCGAAAACTTAAGGTCAGAGTTCGGAACACAGCAGGGTTATGTAAGCAATCTATCTTCACGCCTCCAGGAGCTAAACGGTAAGAGTAAGCTCACGGCTGATGAACAGAAAGAGATGGCCAGCATTGTAAACCAGCTCAACACGCTTTACCCTGATTGGAGCATTTCGATTGATGATAATACTGGAAAGCTGGATGAGAACAGCGCTGCCCTTGTAACGAATATTGATGATCAGCTGAAATATATACAGCTCCAGAAGGCCAGAGAAGAGATAACTGAGCTTATGGAAGCTCAGGCAGATGCTGAATATGAGCTCTATGAAGCAGAGCAGAGGCTGGCAGAGATAAAAGATGAGCTCGGGCTTGATGAGATCATGCAGCAGATTGATGATCTCACAAAATCTTATGAAGACGGAGCGATAACAGCCGAGCAGTACGACATCAGACTGGATGGCCTCTACCGGACATTAAATGAAGTGGCTGAAGCCAATGATGAGCTCTACATGGAGCAGGAGCAGTGGCAGGAGAAGGTAAACGAGCTTAAAGACGATACCATTCCTGGACTCAACAACGAGATAAACAATCTCACCGGATACATGAACGATGTTCTTGAACCGGCAGCAGCTAATGTGGAAGCTCTTAATGAGATGGCAGAGGGGCAGCTGGCCCTCACTGAAGCTACGAACTACTCTGAAGAGGCCTGGGATGATTTCACCAAGCTTCTCGAAGAGGCTAACGATAAGATAGGCGGCTCTATAGGGCTGCTATCTGAACTGGGCGGAGAATCCTCAAAGACCTTCGAGGAGATGAAGAAATTATGGGCTGATGATAACGAAGCACTATCACAGTATAACTCTGATCTCCAATTTTTAAAGTCTCTTGTCGAGGCAGATGTGGATCCTGCCCTCAAAAACCTTGTAGAAACGGCGGTAGGTCTTGGTATAGACGGAGCTCCTGAGGTTCACGAATTAACACAGGCTCTTCAGGAAATGAACGATACCGGAGAAGGCTTTGAAGAAATTACAGCTTTGTGGCAGGAAAGACTTGACCTCATGGCTGAGGCTGAAGACCTCTATGCCGGAGTCAGAGTTCAGGATCAATCTTACACTGATGAAACAAAAGAACTGTTCGCCACATATTTTGAAGAACAGCAGCAGGCACGTGACGAATACCAGATTTATGTAGAAGACGCTGCCAATGCCCATAAAGAGAACATGACCCAGATAACCGGCGACACTGTCACTGATATGGCAACCACCATCACACAGAAGACAGAAGAAAATCTTAAGCCGGCAGTACAGGGAATGGTGCAGACCACACTTGAAACAACCAGAACTAATCTCGGTATCAACGAAGAGGGAGGACGATCTGATAAGTTTTACGTGATAGGAAAAGATGGCATATGTGGAGGACTGGCTCAGGGTATTAAGGATGGTACAAGTGCTGTGTGTGATGCTATCAAAGCTCTCTGCGAGGAGGCAGTGGCCAGCGTGGACATTGATGGTATGGTTGCAGCCATTGATAAGAGACTTGGTGAAGCTTTAGGAGGCTGAGTGTATGCGAAAATTTGCTCTATATAATTGTAATGGTGAGTGCTATGACCTTAATGACCTTAAATTCTTTATGTATTCACCTTCTGATCTCGGATTTAAAAGAGATACCAATTTTATACAGATCGGCAGTTATTTCAAGCCGTACAATGACAATATTAAGCAGCCGGTTCCTAAGGGCGTTATCAGATTTAAGAACCCGGATGCTTATGAAAAGTATTATCAGTTTTCTAGGTTTATATCCAAAACTCCCCTCACCCTAAAATACACTCCAGGCAGTACAACATATTGCCTGGAGTGTATTATTTCGGAACTGGATAAGAAAGAGATAGAGGGCAGTGGTCTTCATTGCGAGATAAAATTTGTAGGACTTGGCTATTGGTATAGACTCCACAGTATGGAGGCAGGCATTGACGTAGAGGGCGGAAAGATCTACGACTACACATATCCATATACCTATGCAGATTCAGGAGCTGGAACAGTATCATTAAACGTTGATTCCAATATGGAGTCTCCTACAGTTATCTACATCTATGGTCCTGTAATCAATCCCACATGGAAGCATTATCTTAACAACATGATTGTTGAGACCGGACGGTGCGAGGTTGAGATAGAAGCTGGCCATTGCCTTGTCATTGACTGTTCAGGCTCCCCGTTCTCCATAACGGAGCAGGATGCATATAACCATGTTATTTACGACAGATATGATGAGAGCGACAAGACGACGGACCGCTTCGTGTTCCTGAGAGCTGGAAGAAACAGAATATCTGTGGCGCAGGATGGAGTAACTATACCCAAGCTGAAAGTTGAGGCCAGAGTATTATATGAGACCGTTTAATGTTGAGATATATGATAGCAACTTTAACTACAAGGATCATACCGGAATAAACAATGAAAAATTCAAGTACAAATATGACTACTTGGACCCGGAAAAAAACAAGGTAGAGATACCGACACCAACAAGAGTTGCGGTAAATGATTATCTAAGGATCCTTAACGGAGAAAAAGAAATCTGGGGCATTGTATCCAAAGTAGAAAAGGGCACGGAGAAAGAAAAGAAGCTGATTGATGTCACATACACTGACATAATGGGATGCTTTGATGTGGACATTCTTGCAGACATTGATCTGCTGGGAATCGGAAGTCTTGAGCAGTATATCATGGCCAGGATAGCTGAAGTATTTGTATCTGGGGATGAGTACCAGAGGATACCAGGCTTGACCCTGACAGCAGAGGGAAGCACAACAGGATGGACTCTGGATATATCTGCAGATAATGATACAGATCATTATACCAAAGTCAACCTTCTTGATGACATTATACTTGGAGCATTCAGGAAGTATGAAGTCAGACTGTCCTTTGTGTGGGATATCGGAGCGAAGGCTATCAGGGCGACAATTTCTAAAAATACTGCTTCAGTGAAGACTATAGAGACAGAATTTCCTAATATCATCTCCAAAAGCGTCAAATATAAGACCATCAAGAAAGAGATCAACAAGGACCTGATATACAACAAGAAAGACTGCTCGATGAGAACGACGTACTACCTTCATCCTGATGGCTCTTATGATACTGTCGCAGACAACAGGATAAGCCCGGTCACTCCCAAGCTTGAATCTGTTTCTACAAAGACGGCTTCTGAGTACGAGGCAAATTATCAGAAGACTCTTACGAGTGGGATATCTAAAATTACATCAGCTCAGAAAAAACTTGAGAAAGGCGAGAGCTTGGATGAGGAAACTATAGCTGATGAGGAGGCAGCAGCTGTTGAACTTAACACTGTCGATGGCATCTCAATAACTGTTGATCAGGATGGCCTGGTGGCAGGATGGGATAAAGATGCTATGACGGAGCTTGTAGATGAATACGTCATAACAGAGGAGTACGCTAACAGGTGCGTACTGATGGCCCTGACAGAGTTCAATCAGAAAGCACAAGACAAGGCTGCAAAGACATTTGGATCAAACAAGTATGAAAATCTCATTGAGATTGAATGCCTTGCGCATGATGCTCTTGTTACACCTGAGGATCTGTCAGTTGGCCAGCTCACGGATGTCATTGATGAGGGCAGTACTTACAGAACAATCCTCACAGGAAGAGAAGTTACAAATAAGTCGGTAAAGCTGATATACGGAAACGTCAGGATTGAACTTACCAAACAGATAAAAGGAAGGAGCTAGAAGATGGCAGACAATATTGTATTAAAGACCTGGAGCGGAGAGTTGAACACTCCACTCCATGATGCTGTAGTAAGGGACGCGCTTACGTGTATGAACGGAATCTACATAGGTTGCAATGTAACTTATGTAAGCGGTAACTCCCTTCATATGTCAGCTGGCTACGGAATGATCAAGGGAAGGTTGTTTGAAGTATACGACACGGATCTTGAAGTAAGGATGCCTTCATCAGGAACGTATCGCGGAAGGATTTATGTGAGAATGGATCTCTCAAACACGGATGAGCCCATTGAGCTTATTGCCTATTCCGGCGCTTCACTCCCGGATCTTGAACAGGACGATAATGTAAACTTCGACAATGGCATATTTGAGATGGAACTGGCCACATTCACAGTGACGACAAGAGAAATCCAGAGCATCATAGAGACCTTTGAGACCATCACCGGAGAATTTGACAAGCTTACCAAAGCAGACTATATGGAAAGCCCTGGACTGCAATCCAAGTCAGTTAATTATAGTGCTGATGGCAGAACAGAGACCCAGACTTTTGCAGATGGCTCTGTAAAGACAACAACCTACAGTGAAGATGGCATGACGATGGTTGAGGAGCTTGTACAGAATATTGGTTCCGGACAGACCATCACAACAAAAACGACGGTTTACAACAGCAGCGGCTACACAGAAACTCTTAATGTCGAAGCTTCACGTGTTGGCCAGGCAATTGTAAACGTGAGTGAGGTGGGCGGATGAGCTACGATAAGCATACATGGCAGGACCGTGAGCTGATCACAGATACATCTTTAAATCATCTTGAGGATGGAGTCAAGGAAAACGACGAAAATCTTGATGATTACAAAGTAGAGAATCAGGCCACGATAGAAGAGTTAGTAAGAAGGATTACAGAAGTAAACAGCCAGCTGTCGATAATGGACGACAATGTAAATGGCTTATATAACCATGTCGCGAGTGCCGTAGGAGCTGAAGAGTCGCGTGCTCAGACGGCAGAGGGAAATCTGAGCGACAGCGTTTCGGCTGAAAGAACAAGGGCAGAGGGAGTAGAAAGTACTCTAAGCGGCAACATATCTTCAGAGAGCTCTAGGGCTCAGATTGCTGAAGCTGCACTTCAGGCTCTGATCGACACTCTTAATGGAACCGGTAACGGCTCTGTTTATAAAGCAGTTAACGATGAGAAGACTAGGGCTCAGATTGCTGAAGCTGCCTTGTCTGGTGCTATAGATACACTTAATGGATCTGGTGCAGGCTCGGTCTCTAAAGCTATTGACGATGCCATAGCTGCAGTCATAGCGGATGCCCCTGCTTCTTTTGACACATTAAAGGAGATATCAGACTGGATTAGTTCGCACGCTGACAGCGCAGCTGCGCTTAACAGCCTTGTGCAGACGCTTTCAGGGAATCTGTCGGACCATACTGCAGACACATCAAATCCTCATAATGTCACAAAGACTCAGGTTGGACTTGGCAATGTACCTAACGTATCAACAAATGACCAGACGCCGACATACACAGAAGCGGCCAGCAATACTGAACTGACCAGCGGAGAAACATTGTCAACTGCATTCGGAAAGATTGCAAAGGCAATTAAGAGCTTCATAGCACATCTGGCCGACACATCTAATCCGCACAGAGTCACAAAGTCGCAGCTTGGTATAAATGACAACATATCACAATGGACCAATGACGTAGGATACATAACTGAGGCGGATATTCCAAGCGCTCCTGTAACAGGGGTCAAAGGAGACGGTGAATCCAATTACAGGACCGGAAATGTAAATATCACTAAGAGCAACATAGGGCTTGGAAATGTACCAAATGTGACAACCAATAACCAGACTGTTACCTACACAGCTGCTTCAGAAAACGCTGAACTTGTGAGTGGAGAAGTACTGTCAACAGCGTTTGGAAAGATAGCCAAAGCCATAAGCAGCCTTATCTCACATTTAGCCAACACATCCAATCCCCACAGCGTCACAAAGACTCAGGTTGGACTTGGTAATGTGGAGAATAAATCATCAGCCACCATAAGAAGTGAGTTGACCAAGGCCAATGTTACTGATGCACTCGGATACACACCACCGACTACCAATACAACATATGGTGTGGCAACCACCAGCGCAAACGGATTATTAAAGAAGCTGGATGGAGATGCTACGCACTTCATGAATGGTGCAGGTAACTGGGCGGTGCCACCTACGGGAGGTGGAAGCACTCCACTGGTTGGAACGGAGACCATAACTCCGTCAAGCAATGGGCTAACGATTACGGATGTTGACCCGGAAAAAACTACAGTCACAACATACAATGCCAACGGATTGAGCTATACGGAAGTAGTTACATATACCTCCGGTGATGTATATACAATATCTCATTCGTTTACGACAGCTGGTGTTGAGACCATAACTGTAACAAAGACTGCATAGGAGGAAATGGAATGTCAGAAGTAGGATTCAGAGCTTTTTGTCAGCTGGTATGCAAATGCGCATCAGCAGATCAAAACAAGAAAATCAAGGTAACATCTAGTGCCGGAACGGTAATATCAACAACTACCATAGGCTCAAGCCTGGTTGTCAAGGTCATAGTACCGCCAAGAGACAAGTATACTGTCCAGCTTCTTAATGGAAGCACTGTGGTTTACACCACATATGTTGTATGTGGTTTCGGTGAATACCATGAGTTAGACATGGGGCTTACAACTGCAACTTGGGATGGTGTCAAGAGGATCATCGATAGCGGCCTTGCAGCTTCTTATATTCATAACGGAGACAGATTCACTGTTACACTCTCCGGCGGAGAGGTTGTATACTTTGAGGCCAATGTCAACACCTACGGCCTTGGAGAGGTTGACTTTATCCCTGCCAACTGTCTGGCCAACACAAGACAGCACCACACTTCAAATACTAACGCCGGAGGTTGGAATGCATCTGATTTAAGGACCTGGCTCAATCAGACTTTTATCACATCACTTCCTTCAGATCTCCAGGCTGTTATATCAGCAAAGCCTGTTAAGGCAACATCAGGCTCTCAGGTCAACCAGATTGTCACATCGAATGACAAGATCTGGATCCCTACTGAGAAAGAGGTATTTGGTGGCATAACATATTCTGGAAGCACTGAGAACTCAGTAAATAACCAGTACCCAGTATTTACTAACGCAGCCAGTAGAGTAAGGACTCAGGGAGTAAATGGAGCCGCCGTGAATGTTTGGTTGGCTTCGCCGCATGTCAGCGACAGCACGGCCTTCTGCATTGTCGCCACTTCGGGCGCTCCGTACTCCAACGGCGCCAGCAACTCTTATGGTGTGCTCCCCTGCTTCAGAATTGCTCCGGCTGCGTAAGCAGAAGGAGGGAATCAGCATAATCGTGGGCGCACACTTGCGCCCACATAAGGAGACACATGAGCGTACTTGCAAGATTCAGAAGCGAGTCTCCCTTTGCAGTCAGGGATGATGCCAGGAAGATAGAAGTCAGGATCATAAAGCTGTGCATGAATGAGAAATACTTTCCAAAGAGATACAGGTTTATCCTCGTTACATCCATGATAGAGGATGCGCACAAGCTGGTCGATTATATAGAGGCGGCCAACAAGACAGATCTCTCGCCGGAGTTCTTAAAAAGAAGGCTCACCTATCAGAAGGAAGCTCTCATCCGGATAGAATTTCTCTTCAGAAAGATCATCCTGGCCGAAGAGCTTGACTTCACGATCCCGGAAGGGATTCTCCTGGAAATTGGAGAGATGCTTCAGAAAGAAGAGAAACTGATCAAGAACTGGATAGAATCAGATAAAACAAGAATGAAATAAGGTTATAGGCTATTACCGCCGTGAATGTTTGGTTGGCTTCGCCGAATGTCAGCAACAGCACGAACTTCTGCAATGTCAACACTTCGGGCGCTCCGAACAACAACAACGCCAGCAACTCTAATGGTGTGCTCCCCTGATTCATTACAAAGATAACGACAAAGTAGCTCTTATGAGTGAAAGCACTGATAAAAAGTAATGAAGGAGCCTATGACCTTCCTGAAAAGGTAAATTTTACATCATGATGTCTCATGGACGGACGCTTCTTGCATGGCAGGCTTGGCACCCTGTTTCATGTCCATGAGCTATGCAGCTAATAGCCGGGAAAGGAACGCTGTACAGGGTGAACTCAAAAGAAAGACATGAGTTAAGGTATCAGAGGAGAAAAGCTAAAAGGCTAAAGAGAAAGCATGAGCTGAATGTCTTGTATGGAGACTATGACAAGGCTATCTCCATGACTGAGCATATAAAAGCATATTTTAATTGCAGAGGTAATGTAAGATGGAAGTCTTCAGTCCAGAGATATGGCTTTAATCTTTGCAGGAATAGCCACCGCGCTCACAGGAATCTGAAAGAGGGCAAAGACACTTTCAAAGGATTCTATCAGTTCGAGATATATGAAAGAGGCAAGAAACGTAAGATAAGGAGCATCCATATATCGGAGAGATGCATCGAAAAGAGCCTGGCTGTAAACTCATTTGTTCCTATGCTGCGGAACTCTCTCATATATGATAACAGCGCCAGCCTCAAAGGAAGAGGGACAGACTATGCGAGAAAGCGAATACTTAAGCATCTTCACAACTGGTATCACTTTCATGGAAATAGTGGATATGTTATCGTGGGAGATTTTACTTCATTTTTCGACAGCATTGATCATGATGTCCTTCTTGGGATCATCGATAAACACTTTGAAGATAAGAGATTTGTTGAGTACACAAGGAAGTCCATAAGTCACTATGGAGAAAGAGGACTTGGCCTTGGCAGCGAACTCAATCAGATCTATGCGATATCGATACCTAACAAGTTGGATCATTATATCAAGACAGTTTTAGGAGTCAGGCACTATCACAGATATAACGATGACTTTTATCTGTTTTGTGAGACTAAAGAAGAGGCAGAGAGGATCCTTGAGAGTATCAGAATTATTACCAAAAGTTTAGGAATAATCCTTTCAGAAAGAAAAACGTATATCACGAAGCTTTCAAAAGGATTTACCATTCTGAAGAAAAGATATATTCTCAAGGATTCTGGCCGGATAATCACCAGGCACTCAAGAAAGAACATCACTTACGAGCGCCGGAAGCTTAAGAAGTTTAAACGCCTCATGGATGAGGGTGAGCTGACTTACAAGATGATAGAGCAGCAATACAGGTCATGGAGAGGATATCTTAAACATACTCCGGCCACTTCTCAGCACTATTCCAAGAAATACAAGAATGAATACGAAACAATAACAAGGATGGATAAGCTCTTTGATGAGCTATTCATAGAATCAATGAAGGAGGAGAGAGATGTTTGTTCATGTAAACCTTAATCAGGTAGTGATCGATGTCACGGAAGACTGTATTCTTATTGGCAAAAATCAGACTACCGGTAAAACTGTCATTGTAAGAGACAGAGAAGAGGCTCTGGGAGTATTAAGCTCAGAGAGCACAATAAGGCCATTCGTATTAAAGTCCTTCACAGAGGACTATTACAATGTCCTTGATGTTATTCCGTGCGACATTATTCCTGATGATTACGCTCCTGGAAAGTACATTTATGACAATGGGGTATTCAGAGAGAATGAGGATGTTGTTCCGGCCACAAATGATGAACTGACAATCAGGATCGAAATCAGTGAGGAAGATATCGCTGACACAAGGGAAGGCCTCATGGAAACTTCCGAAGAGACAGAAGCAAATGTGACAGATATTGTTGAACTCAGAGCGGCTGTTATGGAGCTGTCTGAAGAGATTGAAGGTTAAGGAGGAACACTATGAACAGAGTATATGCTACAGCTTGTGAGAAAGATGGAAAGAACTTCTTTTCTGTGCCAAAGAAACGCCAGGATGCTGTAAGAGCAATCATTGAGGCAGATGGTTTTGTTATCAACGAGGATGGAACTGTTGTGTCCGGAGAAGATGAATGAGCTTAACTGAGCTTATTGAAAGACAGAACATGATCATAAAGGAGCAGGCTGATGTGATAGACAACCTGTTCCTTTTACTTTTACAGTATGTCCCAGGCGAAGAACTGGATAAAAGCAAAGAAGTGCAGAAAATAAATCACGTAGCTGTTATGAAAGAATGCATTGACAATGCAATTTGTTCGAGGGAGGGATAATGAGCACAGTAGAGTTGATCTTAACAGGAATGCAGCTGTTCATATCAGCAGCAACCATTATCACATTGCTATACACCTTAAGGAAATTCTTAAGAAAGCCTCAGGAGACTATCGAGAAGAGAGTCACAGATCTTGAGAAGGACGTTAAAGACATCAAAGATGCTCTTCATAAAGGGAATGATAAATTCCGGGAGCATGATGAAGCAAACGATGTACTCATCCATTGCGTACTGGCTCTCATCGAGTTTGAAATTCAGTATTGTCTTACAGAGAATAAGGCGCCTTCGGACGATCTTAAGAAGGCAAAGGAGATCCTGCATAATTACCTGGCCAAGAAGTAAGAGGTGACTACATGAGTATCAAGAGAAAATATGAAACTTTTAAGACATATACCAAGAAAGCTGTAAAATCGCTTCTCGTAATAGGAGTCATCAATGCAGAGGTTCCTTATGTACTGGCCTTTCTTGGGAAAGACCCTTGCACTGAGCTTGGGATTGCGTGGATTACGGAAGTGGTTGCAGTGATCCTGGGATATATGGCTAAGGCATATTTTGAAACTAAGCAACAAAAAAAGCAGGAGCTTGAGGATTTTAAAGCAGGAAAAGGAGGATTGGAGGAATGACAGTAACATTGTTTATTTCAATCTTTACAGCTGGGGCAGCTGTTTCTGCCCTTCTCACTGAAGCAGTAAAAAGAGCATATATGAATGCAGGCAAGGACTATTCCGCCAATGTTATTGCACTCATAAATGCAGTGGTGGTAGGAGGCCTTGGCACAGCCTGCGCATACATGCTCCTGGGAATCCCGTGGACTGTAAACAATATCATCTGTTTGATGCTCATGATAGTTGTAGTCTGGATCGGATCGATGATCGGGTACGACAAGACCGTGCAGCTCCTCAGGCAGCTGGAGGATGTGAAGGAGGACTGATATGGGAGAAGTGTTTGGAATAGACGTAAGCCACCACCAGGGACAGATTGACTGGCAGCAGGTGTCAAAGGACAATAAAAAGTTTGCCATCCTGAAATGCCAGTATGAGGCCCAGAGCCACAGGATAGATGAGTACTTTGAGTATAACTATGCTGAAGCCGGGAAGCATGGACTGGCTAGAGGTGTATATATCTATATAGCCAGGGCTTCCATGACAGATCCTGAAGCAGATGCAAGATCTCTTTTGAAGCATCTTAATGGTAGAAAGCTTGAATATGGCATATGGCTTGACTTGGAGGACAAGACTGTAGATGCGAAGGGGAAGTCATATATTAGAAATCTTGCTTATCAGTATTCCGATATTTTTATTAATGCTGGTTATTACGTTGGTATCTATTGCAATCGTGACTGGTATATTCGCCTTATTCACGATGACCTTAAGAGAGATTTCGATTTTTGGATAGCCAGATACCCAAGCAAGGATTCAGGAGCCTACAATAAGACATCAAGTCTCAAGCCATCTCCAAGGATAGCTGTAGCCTGGCAGTACTCATCAAAGGGAAATGTAGCAGGCATAAGAACGAGATGCGACTTGGATGTGGATTATGACGGTGTAGTATCACTGATTGCAACTACTCCCACAAAAAAGACCAATGAGGAGATAGCAAGAGAAGTGCTTGCAAATAAATGGGGAACTAAAGAGACCAATCCCACGAGGAGGACATTACTCTCCAGGGCAGGATATGATTACAATGAAATACAGAAACTTGTAAACAAGCTGGCTTTACAGAAATAA